TCACCGGCACGGGCTGCGTCGTCCAGCCCCACGGCGCTACGACCGACACCTCGTAGTTGTCCACGTAGGACGGTGTTGCCGACGGGGCGAGGTCGAACACGATCCGCTCCCACGGCTTGCCCTTCGCGGCGGCGTTCCGCGGTTCCTTCGTGAACGTGGTGGTGGCCACCCCGCCGATAGTCACGACCAGGCCGACGACGGATTGAAAGTCATCGACGTCGACCACCCACCGGCACCGTTCGTAGTGGTACCAGGCGGTGTAGAGCCGCGCCTCGGCGGCGACGAGGCCGAACTGCCGGTTGCAGTGTTGGTCCACCGCGCGGGAGGCGGCAGTGATGGCGAAGCCGATCTCGGCGTCGTCGGCCGCGTCGGTGATCCGCGCGTATGACTTCAGTTGCGTCGCCGTGATGTAGTCCGGTGCCCACGCCATCCCTGCCACCTCCCTCCGAGGGCGTTGCCGTTGAGCCGGTCAGGCCGATTCGGGTTCTTCCGGCATGTCGATCTGGGTCGGCTGGCCACGCTTCGGCGTGATCGTTACCTGGCCGGAGGCACGGTCGAGCACGAGCGCGTCGCCGGTGCCCGGATCGACGGCGAAGCCGTGCATCTCCAGATCCTGGCGGACACCCTCTGACATGTGCTTCGGTGACCCGGCGAGGCCAGCCTTGGCCGCGGCCTGACGCAACGCGTCTGTCTCGGCCCGCAGCATCACCAGCTCGTCGACACCGCCGCGGCCGGCGGTGGCCAGCCGCTCGCGGAGCTCGTCGCGTTCCTTGCGCAACTGCTCTACCTCGGCCGCGCGGGCGGCCTCCGCGATGGCGACCGTCGCCGGGTTACCCGCCACGGTCGTCGTCTCGGTGGTCGCCGCGGTGGGCTCCGCCGCCGAGTCGAACGACACGTCAGCCTCAGGCTCGGGCACGTCGGCGCCGGGCTCGGGCTGCTCGTCGGACTGCGCGTCGGCCTGGGCGTCGGCCTGGGCGTCGGGGTCGGCCGTGGCCTTCCTCGGTGTATTGGCCATGAGTAGATCTCCCTTACCGCGTGTGCGCTGTGAGGCTGTAGGTCGCGGAGTCCGCATCCCCGTGGGTGACGGTGATACGGACCGTCTGCGGCAGCGGCGCCGACACCGCCACGTTCGCCGCGACGGTCACCCCCAGGGCAACCGTGAGAACCGTTGTGGCGACGGTCGCAAGCGCCGCCGACGTGATGATGTTGAAGAATTTCCCGCTCGTCGAGTCGATACCGTCGACCGTGATGGTCAGCGCCGGGGTTGCGGTGACGGCGGTGATGTCCATGACCAGCCGGAGCTCTTTCGCCCGGCCAACGTTGACGACGACGGCGGTGGGGGTGGCGGTACGCGCGGCCGACGCGTAGATGACCTTCTCAGCCATGGTTCACCTTTCTGTGGTCATCGGTCCACTTTGGACCGGAAGTAGGCAAGGCTTGCTTAGGCTTGCTTACGCCGGGTCGTAGATGATTTCGCGGACGCCGGTCAGGTCCGTGTTGGCCAGCGCCTTGTATCCCCAGATCGCCACGTCCACGTAGGCAACCCGGTACTGGAACTCCAGCCGCTGCGGCGCGGTGGCCCAGCCGTGGACGTCGTTGCGGTCGAACAGATACGACGACGCGGCGACGGTGCCGGTCGCGGCGAGCGCCCACCCCGGCCGCCCGCGCAGGCCGCCGATGTCGAGGTCGGCGAAGAAGTCGGACACCTGCCCGTTGGCGTTGACCGGGCCGATACGCGGCAGCAACTTGCGCCCGTCCGCGTCAGTCGCGTCGATCAGCTTCTTGTACAAGTCGATCTGCAGGAACAGGTCACGCATGCGGAAGCCGCCGCGGATGAACTGCAGCGACGCGAGCGCCGCCTCCAACTCGCCGACGAGGACGTCATCGGCCGCCGCCGTCGACAGGGTGATACCCGTCGGGGTGAGGCCGTCGAGCAGCGTCACCGCCGACGCCTCCAAAGCCTCGAACCACGCCTTGGTCATCTGCCGCCAGATGATGCCGGACAGTTGCGGGTTGCCACCTTGGTCCCACGCCTCGCGGGTGATTTCGACCTTCCCCGACACCGCCGACGGGGTGATCGTCTGCGCGGTTGCGACGAACGTTCCGGCGGTTGGCTCGACGCCTTCGACGTGGGCGGCGACGAGCCCGGTCGCGCTGGAGAACTTGGGCAGCACGAACGGGGTCATGTCGGCCAGGGTGCCCTTGGAGATCGCGTCCCAGATCGGGTAGGCGAAGTCCTTCTGGTCGACGTACATGTCGGGGCGTTGCCGGTTCGGGTTGAGTGAGGCGGCGTCGGCGACGTCGACGTCGAACTGTGCCCCCGTCACCGACCGGGTGAACTTGGCCGCCTGCGACTGGAGGAACTGCTGGGCCCGCTTCATCGCCTCGCCGTCGCCGCGCGAGCCTGAGATCAGGTCGGTGGAGAAGTCGTACTGAACGCCTTTGGTGAGGTTGCCGTCGCGGTCGAACCGGTACGGGATCGGCTCGCCGACAGTGGATGCGGTGACCCGCGTGGGGTCAACGGTCTGCCGCGGCGGCTCCTGCGCCGTCGGCGCTGGGGTCAACTGCGGTACGCCGAGCAGCACACCCAGTTGGCCGGAGCGGATGAGCGCGTCGACCTGGTCGGCGGACAGGTTCAGCGAGCCGTCGTTACGCGGCTGCGCCGGCGCGGCTGCGGCCTGCTGCGCACTGACGAGCGCCTGGATCGCGCCCGGCCGGGTGAGCAGCGCGGTGAGCTGGTCCTGTGAAAGGGCCATACCGCCGGCGGGCTGGTTGGCGGGCGGGGTTGCGGGGACGGTGCAGGCCACGCCCTCCGCGTGAGTCCCGCCACACGTCGAGCATGGGTCCACTGTGGTGTCTCCTCCGGATAGGCTCGCGGCCACTGAGGACACGCGGGCGTCGTCGAATGCAGGCATCGCGGTCAGCGACACCTCTCGCAGGGTGGCGCGGCGGATGTTCATCACGCCGTCGTCGTCGACTGTGACGTCGGTGTTCATGTCGAACTCGACACCGACGGAGAAGCCGTCGAGGACGCCGTCTTCGGCGAGTTCCAAGGCCCGGTCGCCGACGGCGCCGCGGGCGACCTTGAAGGCGGATCGGAACTGGTCGCCGGCGTTGGCCAGGTTGCGGGCGAAGCCGAGGGCCTGGGTTTTGTCGTGGTCGCGGAGCAGCTTGACGCGGCCGGGGAAGCGCGGATTCCATTCGAGGCTGCCGCGCAGGAAACGCAGTTTCTGTACGTAGCCGTCGACTGTGTGCCGGATGACTAGGCCGTAGGGCAGCGCGACGCCTTGGATGATGCGCCGTTCGCGGTCGACGGTGAACTCGGTGACGGGCACGTCGGCGAATTGCAGCGACCGATCCCCGTCGAAGCGCAGTTCCGCAAGGCCAAACACGTCAGCGACCTTCCGTCTTCGGCTCTTCGGCTGGCTCGACGTCGTCGATCGTCGGCTGCGGCTGGGCGTCCGGGCCGTACTGCTCGGCCAGCCCGTCCGTAATCCACCGCGGCTGTGCGTTCATCTCCCGCGGGTTGTCGGCCAGGAGGTCTTCGTCGATTTGCCAGCGTTCGGCGATCGGCACCGGGTCGGTCATGCGACAACCTCCACATCCAACATGCGTACGCCCGTGACCACACCGTGATCCTTGACAACTCTGTAGTGCAGCCCGCGGGGCAGGAGAAGCTCAGCCTCGTCCATGCCCGTCATCGCGAGCGCGGGGGTTCCCTTCCGCGCGAGGATCTTCATCACCGTCGGCTGACCGCCGGGGGATACGTGGCCCTGGGCGAACTCCTTGGCGACCTTGGTACGGGCGGACGTCGAGGCGTACGCGTGGAAGGTCCATTCGGCGCCTTCCATGCCGCCGACGTCGGACCATACGCCGGGCGGGAAGTTGCGGGATGGGTTGCGCTCTCCGCGATACACGATGACGTCTGCGGTGAGCCGCGAATGCTCCATCGCCACATCGATTCTTTCGATATGTTCGGGGACGCGTTCGGCGTCGTAGCCGCTGTCGAAGTGCTCAGGCTGGAAACCTGAGCCCTTGGATTTGAGAAGCGCCCGGTTGATGGGGCCGTATTGACCGTCCTGGTAACTAACGATGCTGCCGTAGATTTCGGATGCATCGACGGTGGAGACGCCAGCCTTTTCGGCCAGCAGTGGTACGAACCCATGGCTTGCGTTGTCCAGCGGTACCGCGCTGAATACCGATGTACCGGTCAGCGCCGAGGCGCTGGACTTCGCGGGCTTCGCGGGCTTCTTCGTCTCGGCCTTGTGCCGCGACAGAAGATCCTTACGGCGGGCGATCAGAAGCTCAGCCAGAGCCGGATCGCCACCGTTGGCCTTCACAACGCTGCGGATCTTCGCCGGGGTCAGCTTCTTCACCCGCTCCACCGACGCGTCGAGCTGCGCCGGCGTCATGCCACTAAACACCGCGGCCGACGCACGCGGCGAGACGGGATCCCGGAACTTGTCCCACTCGGTCACCGACGGACCGAACGCGTCGCCCTTCGGCGCACCCAAACCCCGGAACGCCAACGCCCCGCCGACGTCGACACGCCACGGGGTACCGCCAACCGAAACGATGTTGTCCCAGCCGCCGCCCGGGTTCTCCCCGGCGACGTCCCAATTGGCCAGCAGCGCATCGACCGCGAAGCCCTCACGGATCCTCGCGAGATAGGTCGCGTCGCCGTCCGTCACACGCGCGCGTAGATCTGTCTCCGCGTCGTCGAGGAACCGGGTGGCGGTCTGCGGGCCGGCGGGCAGCCCCGGCGCACCGGAACCTACGAACAACTCAGGGACGGCTACGTCGGTCGCCCCGTACAGCGCGGCGGCAAGCCGCGAATTCTGGGCATGCTCTTCGGACTTCTCGAGCTTGATGTACCAGCGGGATCCGTCGGCCGCCTCGAAGACGCCGCCCGGGTTGGCGCCGGCTTGCTTCCCGACCCGCTTCAGGCCGCTGAAGTCGCCCGCGGCAACGTCCGCAGCAGAAGAAGATGCGCTCGGCGGGGGCGGCTCTTTGGGAGGCGTTGCCTTCTTCGCTGCCGGGGGTGTTGCCGCGTCTCCGGGCGGGATCTTGTTTTTCCGCCTGCCGTGGCTGGACTGGTCGTGCTTACCCGGCAGGTGCGCGGCGAGCGACGGCGGACCCCCGTCGGTGATGTGCTCGACCGGGTACACGCTGCTGCCGACCAGTGCGGCGACCGGCGCCGAGGTCAACGTCCGGGCCGCCGCCGCCCCATTCGTTGGGGGGGCAGCCGGGGGCGGCGGCGGTGCCGGCTGGGGCTGACCACCCGGCGGCAGGGGCGTCCAACCCTCCTCCTCGCGGATCTCCTCGACGGTGATCGCGCCCATGTCCAGCGCCGTCTTGTACACATTCCACCGGGTCGTTGGATCCGCGCGCAGATAGTCGTCGAGGTCGAACACAACCTTGTGGCCACGCCGGGTCACATCACCCATCGACAACCGGTCCGTGACCGCCCGCATATACGGCAACAGCACGTCGTTGATCCGAGACTGCCGCCGGTCGATCGCGTTGAAATACGTCCGCGACGTCGTCGAAATGCCCAGCTCCTCGGGGTCGACCCCCAACGCGTTGGCCAAATCAAGCGACACCTGCTGCTGCAATTGCACCAGTTGCAGGTCAGCGGGGCTCGGCGCGTCGACCGTGTTGTACTTCATCGACAGCGGAATCCACGCCGTAGACCGCTTCCGGCGGGCCGCCTTCCACTTCGCCAGCTCGACCGCGACATCGTCATCGTCGATCGGGTCAGCGCCCTCGCCGGGGGTGAAGTAGTCCAGCGGCCGCGGGTCGTCGGCGTACATCCGCGCCGTCTGGTCCAGCAGGATCGCCCGCCGGATCGCCCGGCCGCCCACCTTCAACACCGCCGGGTTGGGCGAATCGAAACGGATCACCACCGACGCCGGGGTACGCACACCGTCGATCCACACCGCCGCGCCGCGCGGGTCATGCCCGGCGGGCAGCGGCGCCGGCGACCCCGCGTTTCCCGGCGGGGTCAGCGACACCGACGACGGGTCCAGCCGCCGGACCGCGATCGGATAGCCGGCGAAGTCCTGGCCGGTGATCCGCCACCACCCGATGCCCTCGAAGAACAGATCCTCGAGTGTCTGCGCCAACGTCACCACGTTCGGAACGTCCGGATCGAGCTGCTCGAACAGCGGGTTGATCACCACCGCGCGGTTCTTGTCCCGCTGCACCAACGGCAGCGTCGCGATCGAACAGATCAGGTTCCGGCCACGCTGCACCGCCGGAACCGACAACGCCTCGACCCGACCAACCCGCGGCGCGGAGCCCTGCCCCGACATCTCCAAGATGACCTGATCGATAGGCCGCGGCGGCGCGTCGAACGTCACCCGCTGCGGCGGCGACACAGCGTGGTGGGGCACGGCGAGCCAGCTCAGCGCGCGCGCCAACCAGGTCATGGCCGAATGATCGCACACATTGTACGGTTACAAGCCGCCTGGCCTGTCAACTTGTAGCCCTATTCGGCCACAACCAGACGCGGTTTGCCCACCGACGGCGGCAACGTCCGAGCAAGGTGCACAGCACCAGCCGCCCCGTACGCCGCGTCACAATGCCCCCCGCCCTTGCGGGAGAACACCCACACATCACCCCGCGCCAGCCGCTCCGCCCCGCCAACATGCGCGTCGATCAGCGGATCGCCGGAGTGCACCACCCGCCCCGCGGTGACCTGCTCAGCGAAACCCATGCACACCGCCGCCGTCTCACCCTTGATCTCCATCACCGTCACACCCGGCGGCGGCCACCCCGGGCGTTTCTTCAAATCGGCGGCCAGCGCCGCGGCCGGCCCGTTCGGTAGCCAGCCCAGCACCTGCGGCCGGACCCGCGCCATGTGGCTGGGCAACTCGCGGCGGAGCCGGTCGACACAGCCGACGCCGTCCCACGCCGCTACCGCCTCCACCCGCACCCGGTCGTCGGGCAGCACCGCCGCAGCTACCAACGTCGCGTGCAGCAGGTCGGGCGCGACGTCGAGGCACAGCGCGACCCGCGACCGGACCGCCGACAAGTCCCCGACGAGCAGGCAGTCACGCCACGCACCCGGGTCGATCGCCGGGTCCGCCAGACGCACCCGGATGCACATCTTTTCCGTCCTGAATCCGGTCAACTTTTCCCCACCGGCCCGCACCGCCCGCCGCGCCTCGGCGAGCAGATCCTCCCCGTCCAGCCGACGGCCCAGGTTCGGGTTCGCCATCGCCAACGCATCGATGTCCAACGGGTCCGCGTCGGGCGGCGCCGACCACTCGAAGATGCCCAACCGCGGATCGTCGTCCGGGTCATCTAGGGCCGAGGCGCGCAGGTCGTTCAGCACCACCGACCGGGCATCGCCGGCATTCGACAACGCCCAGATCTGCGCGTCTGGGACCGCGCTCGTCGCCGGCTCCGACGCGTCCCACGCGGCGTAGGAATGGTGCTGCCGCAGCTCGTCGAGGATCAGCCGGTGGATCGTCAGCGACCGGCCACCTTCCTCATTCGACGCGGCGATCTTGTACCGGGACTCCTCGTTGGTCCACGACTCCTGCTCCCCGTTGGTCTCCCGCTTCCACCGCGCCGGCCGCAGGTCGTCAAACGCCCGGGTCCGCTCAGCCAGCTTCACCGCCTTCGTCCACGACTCCTTGGCGTAGTCCAGCTTCGTCGAGGTGCCCAGGATCAGGCCGACGGCCTCCACAAACTGCCAGTAAAGCGAGAGCACGACCAGGAATTCGGTCTTGCCGTTCTGCCTGGCCACCAGCACGAGCACCTTACGGAACCGCGGCCGGCCGTCCGGCAGCAACTCGCAGGCATGCACCGCCAGCCACTGCTGCCACGGGTCGAGCGGCCGGGCCAACACACCATCCGCGAACTCGATCACGTCGAACCCGAACGACGTCTCCGGCGTCAAATCCCGCAACGGCGGCGTAAACAGGCGAGGCTCAGTCCGACCCAACACCCCGGCGGCGGTCCCGCCGGGCGCGTAGCTCGTCAAGCTTGCCGGCGACAGCACTGACACCCGGGCCTCCCTTCACACCGCCGCGGCCCGCAGCCGTCAGCCCCAGCGCGGTCAACGCCGCCAGCAGCTTCGGCCCCAGGTCCGACGCGACCGAGTGTGCGCCCAACGCGTCCTCCACCCGCTGCAAGTGCTTGGCCGCTGCCTCGTTGCCCGACACCGCCGCGCGCAGCCCCCGCAGGTGCTCCGCGTACACCGACCTCGGCGTCGCCTCGTCGATCAGCGCCGCGTACCGCTTCACCAGTGCCACCGCGGCGGCATCGGCCGGCGGCGGACCTGCGGCCTTCAACGCCGCGGCCACCGCCCGACCCATGTCACCCAGAGTGACCGTCACTGGTCGTCACCACCCGCCCGGGGGGAGAGATCTTTGACA